TGTTGAATTAGAAGACCCTGAGGGGCATCGATGTTTGTGTCGTGCTTCCGGTAAACTAATTACACGGAAGATTCAACTATTAGTTGGAGACCGTGTCACCGTTGAACTAAGTCCCTTTGATTTGTCAAGAGGACGCATTACCTTAAGAGAAAAATAAAATGACATTACTAGAACAAGCACGGCAATTCCGTGAAGTATTCCAACAAGAATCACTAGACAATATCTCACGCTATGGTTTCATTAAAAAGAAACTGTGGGACATGCAAGTGGGTCTTATCACTGAAGAAGCAAAGGAGTTTTTAGATGCAGCTGATGAAGTATTCGCTGACCCAGAGAATAAAGAAGCGCGGCATGAACTTCTTAAAGAGCTATCCGATCTTGTCTTTGTCTGCTATCAGTTTGCTGCTGCTTTTAATCTTGATTTAGATAAAGCAATGGACCGCGTAATGGAATCCAATCTAAGTAAACTAGATGAACAAGGCAACGCTATGTTCAGAGCTGATGGCAAAGTATTAAAAGGACCCAACTATCAGCCGCCTAACTTAGCTGAATGTTTACCACGACCCACACTAATTGATTACGATACCCATGGAAAATGATCTTATTGCACGCACTGGCCGTGTTCAGAACTGGATTGATGACCCTACTAGCAGACTGCCTGTCTCATGCACCGTCTTCGTTGTTGAAGACAGCATGGAAGGACCTAATGGCATTGAAGCCAGCTGGCGTTATGTCAGCCATGGCTTACGCTTTGGTGCTGGTGTAGCTGTCCACCTAAGCAACCTACGTGCTGCTGGTGTTGACAACGGCAAAGGCTTAGTTGCCTCCGGCCCTGTCTCCTTCGGTAAGATTTATTCCTGCCTGAATGAGCAGCTGCGTCGCGGTGGCGTCTACAAAAACGGTGCTGTAGTTCTGCACCTAGATTTGTCACATCAAGACATCCTTGAGTTTATTGAAACTCCACGTCATGAAATTCCCTGGGCTAAGCGTTGTATCAACCTTAACCAAAAAATGTGGGATGACTCTAGTGAAGAAGTGCGTAATGCAATTCTCAAAGGTATCTCACGCGGTGATATCTGGCTAGCTAAGATTAGAACTGACGGCAAAGGCGAACGTATCTATGCAAACGTTTGCTTAGAAGTCTTCCTTAAGAGCCGTGGTACGTGCTTGCTTGAGCACATAAACCTAGGCGGTTGTAGGCCTGAAGATATTGTCGGTGCGTTTTCCACAGGCATGGCTGAACTCATTGAGCTTCATTCAAAAACTGGTGTTGAGAAAACTGGCGAGTATCTTTCTCAAGAAGATGACCGTCAAGTCGGCTTAGGCATGCTTGGCCTCGCTAATCTCCTTGCACTGGAAGGTGTTACTTACTCACAGTTTGGTGATGCACTGAACCATCATCTGTATAAAGATGCTGATTATTTAGTGACTCCTGAAGCTCTTAAAATTGTAAAAGCACTTCAGGAAGGAATTGACGTTGCATCTGATATTGCTAAGTCCGCCAACATGGACCGAGCATTTGCTATTGCACCGACAGCTTCTTGCTCTTATCGCTACAAGGACCGAGCAGGCTATACAACTGCACCCGAAATCGCACCACCGATTGGGCGTCAGGTTGATAGGGACAGCTCCACATTTGGCGTAGAGCATTACGACTACGGCACCGTTGAGACAGCTGACCAAGTTGGTTGGGATGTCTACAAACAGGTTGTCGACGGCATTATGGAAATGCTGATGCGTACAAATCTATGTCATGGCTACAGCTACAACACATGGAGCGATGTAATTACCTACACCGATCATTTTGTTGACGAATGGCTGTCATCTCCTCAGACAAGTATGTATTACTCACTACAAGTAATGCAGAACACTCAGGCAAAAGATGACGCAATGGTTGCACTAGATGATCAGTTTGACTTTGATTTCTCTGATATCGAAGATTCAAATGATACTGAAGCTAATTACAGCGTCTTCAATGACCCCGCACTATGTGTCGGTTGTGCAGAGTAAACACTACACCATATTCAAATGACCAAAGCAGCAACCAAATATATCCACCTCCATCAGCGCAAGCGGACGTGGACTCCCGTTCAAGTTTCAGCTGGCCAACTGCTGGCTGGTGGTGAAGAAGCAGTGCAACGTGCTCTTGCTCTTCGCAGTCTTGAGATTCCCGTAGGTGACTTTATTGCTGAAGCAATGAAAGGTGACCTGCCCGAAGGTATCGAGGCTAAAGGATGTAGAGAGCTGCTGCTTTCTAATGTAAAAGATGAAGAGAAGCATGATCTCGCACTTAACTATGCAGCTGAAGCGCATAAGATCCCCGCTCAATTTGAGAAAGAAGCTGCTCGTATTACTAAAGCGTGGCTCGAACTCGACAGACACCCTGTCCTCAAGGCAGTTGTGCTGGAGCGTAGTGTTTTCTTCGTTCTCCTCCCCATCTTCCGATTCCTCGGAGATACAGGATTACGCACCACTAGCGCTGATATCAGCAGAGACGAAACTACTCACGTCGCAGCGAACACAATCGTCTGCCAAGAGCTCGGTCTTAAGACTGACAAAGAGCTCAATAAGCTTAGGCGAGCTACGATTGCTTGGACTCTTCAATCCCTCAAAGGGGAAGCTGATCACAAACATCTCTCGTCGAACTTCTGGTTGGGATGTTCGGATAGTCTCTACACATCAGGGAAAGCTATAGGTCTTTCTGATACTAGAGCCAGTCGGATGCCTGCTTTTTTTGAGACTGCCAACCAAAATTTGCCCCAGTATGCCTGATGTCTAAACAATCAAAAGCGAAATCTAAAGCACAAGCTTATCAAAGCTATGGCGAAGCTAAACCTTATGACATTCGTGATCGTGACACGAATGCTAGAGGACGTTTTGACCCACGTTTTGACTTTCGACCTGATAAATCTAATGAAAAAACTACTCCTATTCCTACCCCTACTTCTACTTCTCCCTTTAACAGTGAGGCACCCAAGCATGGGAAAGTAGATACGCCTTTGGCTAAACCAGAGGCATCAATACAAGCACCTCCAGTTATGGACGCTGAGCCTCCTGAATTTAATCCTAGTAATGCACTGTATTACGGAGATAGTATTGCTACTGGCTTAGGTCACGGCGGTGCTCAAGGGAATAACGATAGTGATGCGATGTGGGGCAGAGGAGCTGCTGACACCCTTGCACTACTCAACAGTCGCCCTGACGGCACATTCAGAGGTCAAGACGTTGTTCTCTCTTCTGGCGTGCTTAATAGTGGAGCCGATTGGGATACTGTTAGAGCTCAAGTACGTCTGTTACAAAACAGAGGTGCAAACTCTATTCGCCTTGTAGGTGCTCCATCTAATAGTGAGCGCTTCAGTGGCTACAACGACCAACTCTCATCTATCTCAGATGAACTAGGAATTAACTTCCTTGGTGGCTACACACCAGGAGATGATGGCGTCCATTTTGACTACACAAGCTCACCCGTATATCGACCAAGAAACTAATGCTTGAATTCACAGCTAAAGAAAAAACTAAGATACAGATACACGCACAAGAAGTAGACCCTGATAACTTTGACGACAAAGGCTTACCAACTGATATACACATTGTTATGTATGTATTAGAAGGTAAGACCTTATATGACGCCGTTCGAGGCTATACTAAGGTTGATATATTTGACGCCTACCACGATAAACTCAAATCACAAAAAGGTAGTGTGTTAGATATCAGGTCCGGCTACGGAACTATCAGACCAAATCTATATGGCAAAATCAAAACTGGAGAGATTGACGAATGACTTACGGAACACCAATTTACTACGCTGAACTATTTGCAGACTTCATCGCTGATGTGCAGCATGATTCACCTCAGTTCGGAGACAACCTTGTTGCAGGCTTCAAGCTTGCTCTTGCTGACTGGAAACAGTATCACGAGCAGCAGGTTCAAGAACTAGAACGTATTGCTAACAAAGTAGATGACGAAATCGGATTACAAACAGAAGCTACTTGAATACATTGATAAGCAGCTTGATAAGCTGACTGTTAAACAATTACGAACACTTATAAATTCTTATGCACGACGCTAAGCTCGTCTGGATTACACCAGATGCTGAGAAATTAATCGGCAAGATTGCAAGGGTATCTAACCCTGCTAATGAAGACAATCCTAAGGTTGTGGGACTGCTTAAGTATCTCATCAAACATAAACACTGGAGCCCATTTGAAATGGCTTCTATGTGCATAGAGATTGAGACAACACGAGCGATTGCACCTCAAATCTTAAGACATCGTTCATTTTCATTCCAAGAATTTAGCCAACGCTATGCAGTTGCTACTGAATTCGAATTTCCACACTTACGCAGGCAAGATGTAGTCAACCGTCAGAACTCTATTGACGATATGCCACAGTCAGTCAATGAGAACTTCGGATCTGATATTGCCAATCACTTCTGTGAAGGCATGAAACTCTACGAACGTATGCTTGAAGCAGGCGTTGCTAAAGAGTGTGCACGTGCAGTTCTGCCACTGAACACTAAGACACGACTATATATGTCAGGCACTATCCGCAGTTGGCTCCATTACATTGACCTACGTAGTTGGCATGGTACCCAATGGGAGCACACACAAATTGCACTCAATGCATTAGATATCATTAAGGAACAACTACCAACAATTGCTGAAGCGATGTGGCCACAATCCCACGATTGACTATAAAACTACTTAAGATTAAGACTGATAATATCTATATCTGTCTAAATGAATTTTATAGCAGCAACCGTTGAATTCAAATCGCCCATTAATGATCCGATCAACGCTTACGGGTTGGACTATCGGGGTGCTGACGCTGTTGTGCCCGCTGGTAGCAGTGGGTCAGAGGTCAAACTTAGGCTACTTTGCTACGACAGAGCAGGTGCCAAACTCACTACCTTTGAAGGCTGGAAGCCTGGCACAAGAGCCCTAGTTACTGGCAATATTGTCTTCAGTGACGACACATCTAAGCCATTGGATTTGATTATCACTACTATTGAAACCAATATCCCTCAGGATATGTATTGCAATCAAGTCGTGCTTGGCAATGCATTCTTTGGTAGTGATGAGATTAAAGAACGTAAGAACGACCAAGTCGCTGTCAAGATTGGTACAACGCTTGATAACTCTAGTGTGACTACCTGGTTGTTCCTTGAGACACACGAATCACGTAAGAAAAAACTTACTGACCGTGTCCGTAAAGGTCGTGCCATCTGTGTTCAAGGCTATCTCCGTGAATACCGTAAAGAAGGTGGCGACAGTCCATACCGAGCAATCGTTGCTACTGACTTCAGCACACGATTGGAACAAGCACGCAAGTCGACTAATCCACAATCGAGTGGGTCAGCCGCTGGTTACACCGAGGTCGACCCCACGCCGGATTACTAAGAACACTACGCCGGGTTACCCCGGCTTTTTTAATGGGTGTGAAAAACGCCATAGGCACCTAAAAAATGATTAGAAAAAATTCGAAGCAATATATAGGCCACATTATTGCACAGTATTTCTTATATTGAGATAGTCAACAGACTATTACATATGACAATGCAAGTCCTTCCGCCCGAACTATTGGCGGACAACAAAATTACAACACAAGAACCACAACCATATTGGAAACCTAGTTCACTTAAAGATGGAGAATCTGAAGAATTTCGCCTCCTTGGATGTTACGAAACAGGGCACGCAATCACAGGCTGGCAATACGCTTCAGAAATCCAAGACCCCAAGACTGGTGACCTTAGGTTTAACGGCTATGTCGTTACTAGGACTCACCCTGGTACTCCTGCTGACATTGCCCGTGAGACCGACTGGTCCAAACCAGATAGGCCCAAAATCGACGGAAGCTACGTCAAGCCTCGTCGGTTCCTAGCTTGGGTTGCCACTTCAGCAGCACGTGGACGACTAGAAGTTTTATTCATTGAGCAGAAATCTATCCGTGATCAAATTACAGAAGTCCTTCAAGAGATTGAAGACTACACTTGGACAGACGAAGGTCTGGCAAACTTTTCGATTAAAATCAGCCGTAAGGGCGCTGGGTTGGAAACTTCATATTCGATCCTTCCAAAGGTACGTAAAGTACCGGAAAAAGTTGTTAAAGAATGGCAGACCTCACGAGATAGTATTTGGCTACCCAACTTCTTTGAAGGAAAGGATCCTTTTGACGGACGTGCAACTGACGAAAAAGGTCTCCCTGCTGGCGGACAGGATAAGCGAGGCGCTGTAGTTGCGCCAACAGTTGCTACAGCAGCACCCGAACAAGATAACACCGAGTTTTAATTATGACTAACGCACTACAAAATCTACCTCCTGAAATGCAGGAGCGGCTAGCACAAATCATGGCAGGACAAGCACCAGGTAATGCACCTGCTGCACCAACACCACCTGCACCTGTTGCAGCACCAGGACTAGTTAACCCTGGAATGATTGCACCACGTCCACCATCATTGATGGACCACATTATTGCTTTGCGGCAAGAGGTTGCGCAACTCAAAGACCAACTTGATGCAAACTCAAATGTCGTTGATGCAGTCGGTCAAGCCGTCGGAACTCTGTATCAGATGTTTCAACCGTCAGCCCAAGGCAATGTTGCAGGGCCGCAAGCTAGCCCAGGCTCAACATATAGCCAAGCATTCTCACAGAGCGTAGAACAAGACGCAGATTATTAATGACATCTTCCACAACTAATGATAAGCCTTATCGTATACAAACGAGCGCGGGGCACCGCAAATACTTATGTTCGGGTCTCTACATGCCGTCAGTTACGACGGTCCTCTCCGGTACTGAGAGTGAAAAATCTAAAGCAGGCTTACGTCAGTGGCAAGATAAGAACCCAGGTGCACTAGAAGCTGCTGGTATTCGCGGCACTGCTATTCACCTTGGTTGTGAGAACTACTTACGTGGATTAGACCCAGGTGTTCCTGAAGAATATCAACCATTCTGGAATGGACTCTCTCCTTATCTTGACTGGTTTGATACAATTCATTGGTCGGAGCGTCCGCTTCGTCCTGATTGGAATAACCTGCGTAGTGATGATAAAGAAGTTGCATATGTCTGGAGCACTGAACATTTATATGCTGGATGCCCTGACCTCATTGGAGAAATCGGTGGCGTCAAAGTCATTGCTGATTTCAAGACAAGCAACGGTCCTTACTCCGCCTTCTCACCTGACAGGGGTGACCGTGTTGGTTATGGAGGCTGGAGAAAGTTCCAGAAGTGTGCTCAGCAAATGGCTGCTTATCGATACGCTTTGAACGAACGTGTTGGTTATCTCTGTGATGTAGCTCTCATTTTGGTAGCTACTGAAGAGACTACTCAAGCAATCTTCATTGATGGAGACCAGCTTGAGCTATATGAATCTCGCTTCTTGAAGAGAGCGAAGATGTTCCACGAACTTTACCCTGAGGATGATAATAATGAAGCTGCGGATTGCAGTTCATAAAGACTGTCGCAACAAAGAAAAGCAACCAGCACATGGCTGGTTAAACATTGAAGAGAGTCTCACATGGCTACGAGGATGGGTAGAGGCTGGCTATGGCTGGTGTGCTACCCATTTTGTTGGCCGACATAGACGAGTAGATAATGCATCAGGCAGCAACTTAGTTGTCGTTGACATTGATGGGGACACTACCCTCGATGATTTCTGGAATACAGATACGGCTCGTAACTGGTGTGTCGCTACCTACACCACTGCTAGCCATACCGAATCCGAGCACAGGTTCCGTGCTTTGTTTCCGTTAGGTATGCAGCTGCAGTCCACGTCACAGCATCGCGGTGCTTATTGGCTTGTAGTCAACAGACTATTTGCTGACCTTGGTATTGAAACTATCAAAGATAACTGTGGCCAAAAGCCAGAGCGTCTTTGGTACGGCAATACCAATGCTGACTGGATGACTAATGAAGGTGCTCTTGTCCCTGAGTTCCTGCTTACTGACATTGACTATGACGACCCTACGGATTTCGTAGCGTCTGATGTCACTGACATGGATGTCAAGCGCTGCATCTGGTTGCTTAAAAACTTCCTACTTCCCTCAGAAGATGAGGAGTATGAGTCACGCTACGTGCCTGTCATGGCTGCATGTGCAGCTATAGGTCAGCCTGTGTTTGATGCATGGGTTGACTGGGTATTACGAGGTCACCATGGCGAGAAGCCTGAGAACATACAGCCATTCAAATGGCGTGGTCTCGGTAACCATAGTGGACCTGCTAAGTTATACTCACTAGCCAAGCGACAAAATAGTAATTGGTCATCACAATTACCACCAGAGTTACGCTTTGGTGCTGTTGGCTCGGCGGTAGGTTACATAGAATTTGATGACCTACCTAATTTCGATGACGTAATTAATAACCTGGAGGTGAAATTGGATCCTGAATTCGAACCAGTCCCTGATGCTTCTCAAGCTAAGAGAACTAAGGGCAGACCCAAACGTTCTGGCAGTGATGCTGCTAAAGAACGTGAAGGTGATGTAACTCAAGTCAAAGAGATACTAAGTGGCCTACGTAAGAATGAACTTACATCTGCCATTGAATATGACAACGCTCAAGGTAGAACCATTGAGCTTGAAGGTAATGACCTGGACTTGATGACTACCAAGCTTGCATGCGAGCACGGTGTCTTCATACCTGAGCAGCGCATTAAGTCTGCTATTCAGTATGCAGCTGGTAAGAATAAGTATTGTCCTATCAGACGTTACCTTGATTCCTGCTCAGCACACGCTATCCCTCACAAAGATTGGGAGCGCATTGGCGAGGTCTTTCTAGGAAACAAGCACCAGCTTTCAACGCTTGCTATGCAGCGCATGATGATTGGTGCAGTTGCTCGTGCCTATAACCCAGGCTGCTCAATGTCTTGGCTACCAATCTTGGTTGGTGCTCAAGGTGTTGGTAAGTCTATGTTTAGTCGTAGCCTTGTTCCTGAGAAGCTATTCGCTGAAGTCTCTACACCATTAGAGACATTGATGAAAGAGCAATACAGATTGCACGTTGCCTGGCTACTTGAGCTGCCTGAGATTGACCACTTCTTTCAGTCTCGTAACATCGAGAACTTTAAGAACCTAATTACAACACGTTGTGATGAAGTTAGGCGACCTTATGCTAGTCTTCCTGAGCGACTACTCCGTCGCTTTGTTATGATTGGCACGACTAATCGTAACCAGTTCCTTGTAGATAGCACAGGCAACAGACGCTTTGTTCCTCTAGAGATTGGCAGTAACTTCCTTATTCCTTGGAAGCAAATCAGTGAAGAGCGTGATTCCCTATGGGCATCAGCTGTTCAGGCCTACCGTGCAGGTGAATCATATGAATTCAACAGCGGTGAGATTGCACAGATTGCTGAATACATTCAAGAGTTCGGTGACCCCGACCCTTGGATGGAGAAGATTAGTCACTACGTCAGTCTTAAGGAAGAGGTTACAGCTGCTGAGGTTCTAACCAAAGCACTTGACCTTGACCCAAGGCAACAAGGCAGACGTGAGGCACGACGTGTCGCTGATGTCCTACAGACACTCGGCTGGCGTCGACTGAATACCTCACGTAAAGACCCTGTATCTAACAAGGTTAAATCTGTTCGTCTATGGATTCGTCCTACTGACGACCCATTAACTGAGGAAACACTCCTCCACGACTTCTAAACAATATCTTTTTTAAAAATGAAATCATCTGATATCCAGCTTGGGCTTCGCGTTCGCGTGGCTTCTAATGACTTAACTGCATTAGTTGTAGGTAAGCCTGAGTATTATACCCCCAGAGCTAAGTTAGTTCGTATAAAGTATGAGAACAGCACACGCTATGAATACATGATTAATCATCAGTTGACTGCATTGCCAACTGAAGAACAGTATCCAGCGTTGGGCGGTAGTTATGTAAACACTGAGAAACGATTCTGATATGGCTGAAGCACAACCCAATAAACGTGTTGGTGGTCATGCCTATGGCAGACGCCACATGCAGATGTCAAACACTGCTGAAGAAGGTGAGCTGTGTATCTATAGCGGTCATTCACTTGGCCGCTTTAGTTCGCATTCAATGCGATACGACAGTCATCAAGCTTGCGTTCGTTGCGTAGCTTCTGCTCGTGAAGGAATGCTTTCCTTTGATATTGACCGACTGCTTAAGAAGTATAGAAGTAAAGCACTAAAGTTCTGGTCGCAGATTGATATCGGTCAGCCTGATGAGTGCTGGTTATGGAATGGCGTTGTCAATCCTCGGACCAAGCAACCTCAGTTTGCCTGGCGTCGCTCAGGTATCTCTACCTCCACTCAACATCACCCACAACGTGTAGCTATGTGGTTCACCTGGGGTGACCTCGGTTTCACTGGTGTGAAGACTACATGTGGTGAGAAGTATTGCTGCAATCCTTTCCACCTCATCCCGCAGCACGTCGGTGTCTTCGTAGACCAAGACAGCTACATGGATTCATTCGAGCTTGCCTGTCAACTACACACTCTGCGCCAACAGGTTGCTGAGTATGTCATTGAAGAAGCAATCAAAGCTGAACAAAAGCTGGATGAAACTGCTGAGATTGAAGCACGGGCAGCGCTTCTACTCAATCCAGACACACAATTTGGAGATAGATTCGAAGCTGTCATGACTGATATGTTAGCTGGTAAACATATCTCACAAACAGAACCTGACGACCCAGGTTTATTCCGTGCTCCTACTGATAATGAGGAAAACGAAGATAACCCCACAAATGAATTTTAACTAACTTAAACTAACTAAAGAGTCATTCAATTATGTCAAGACGCACAGACTTACTTCAGCAACTTCTTCAGTCAGATAAATTTGGCGAGGAAAAAGAGAACGAGCAAAAGTTCTTAGCTGCTACTGCTGAGCTTATCCTTACCGACTTAATTAATGTTGCAATGAACGGCGTTGAGACAAAAGGAGCTGGCTCCCTTGTCATCAATCTCGTTAACGACTCCACCACTTATATGTCTGGCCATGACGTTGAGTTCGACCTAGTCGCTGCTGAACGCGAAGAAGACACTGAGATTGTGGATTTCCTACGCTCATTGATTGAAGAGATTGACGAGAATGACTGGTCTAAAAACGTATTAATTACATTGATCAGTGATGCTGGAACAAGAACATTTAGTCTCGAAGCAGGAGGGGGCCAAGAAAGCCTCCGAGCGGTCACAGCAGAATTTAGCGGATAAGCTAAAAGCTTCTGGACTTAAGCTGCCGTTATATCCCACACCTCAAATCATTGAGCGTGCTCGTACAGTCATGGGTTCAATTGACTTTGACCCTACGTCTGACCCAGTTCAGCAAGTGCTGGTTGATGCTACTTCAGTTCCATCTGTTGAAGCTAACCCACTGCAAGAACACTGGCACGGCAATGTGTTTGTTGCACCGAAGGGTGCCGTAAGAACTACAAGGATATGGTTGAATAAAACTATTAATGAGTATCGCAATCATCATATCAATAGCTTTGTATTCTTTACAAATGCTTCTGAGATTATGAGAGCAGCTCCAGTCTTACTTGACTATCCTTTCTGTATTCCATTCAAACGTGTCAAGCAGCTGCGTGCTACAGCTAAAGGCTTTGAACCAGTCTGCCCATCGACCTGGAACATCATTGTCTATGGTCCACCTGTTGATGTAACCATTACCTCAGTCGATAAGGTCTCACTGTTCTATAACAGCTTCCGTGATATCGGTCGTGTCTGCCTTAATGAATTCACTGGTGATTCATGGCAACGTGACCTTGACTATTACGACGAACGTAGAGGTAACGTCTGATGGTTAAACAGCTCTCACCTCATGCTCTGTATGACCTACCTTCTGGTAACCGTGTGCATCCTTGCCGGTTAATTCACAGAGATGGAACTATCATGTGGAGGCATGCCGTTGTCTCACCATATAACGAACTGTTCCTACCTGAAACCGAAGCACATGAAGCACACATAATTAAGACAGCAGCACGACTGGAAGAGCTGAACTGTTGGGCATCACAAGGTCTTGAACCTTGGGACTGTCTCATTCCTTTGATGTGGTACATACCTGTTCACCAGTACATTCCATTCTCCGAAGGGTATGCCTGCACGTTCAAGCATGCCTCTTTAGACACTAAAACAGTGTTAGAAAAAATCCGCCCCCATATTCAAGAGTTCGAATCTCTCTCACATGCAGACGGAAACCTTTACTTCCAAAGATGTTAGCCGGCTAACGCCGGCCATATGTCAGTCGAGTTTATTGATCAGACGATTTAAATACCACACCGCTTTCTCACAGTCTTGCTTAGGGTTGTCCTTAAGCCAGACACGAAGCAGATACTTCAGTGCTTGTCCCTGTAAGTATCCTTCTGCATTACTTGGTGCATCACTGATGGCTTGCTCAATAATGTCAATGACTTCTTGACTGCCTCTAGTGTAATGAGCAGGACTGTTGACCATATCTTTTGGACCATACCAGTTCCTGTTGATATCAATGACATCCTTACGACGTGCAAGGATTTCATTCAAGCCTTCAATACCTTCAGGGTCGATTGATTCAAAACCATCTTCCTCGAACTCATACTCCTTCCACTTGTTATACAGTTCAAATGTTTTGTACTCATTTTTGAACTTCTCGTAATCCATATGTCTCATTTAATAGCTCGCCTATCTAATATAGAAACAACCGACTCAATATGTGAGATATGCCTGCACCAAAGTCAGACCCCACCTTTATCAAGAACAAAGATAAATACTTTATGGGTCTAGCAAAACAAGTTGCTACTGGAAGCACACACCCGATTGCATCTGGTGGCTGTGTCATTATCCGTGACCGTGAGATTTGTGGTGATGGCAGAAGTGTCCTTGCTGATTGCAAGGTAGAAGTCGACTGCATTACCTACGCCATTGCTACTGCGTGCAAACGTGGCACACCTGTGACTGGAGCTGTTATCTACTCCACTCGCTATCCATTCTCTGCGTCTGTCTTTCAGTTATATCTGATGGGCATTCGTAAAATCGTAGTCCTTGCTCATGAATGGGAGCCGTATTACAAGGACGAATTCAGACGTGCAGCACGATTAGCACGCGAACTATCTATAGCTATTGAACCACTTTTTGAAGATGACGACGAACGTTTTAGCACCAACTCCAACGCCCCAACCTTTGACGAACGCGAACGGCAATTCGCAGACAAGGACCTCTATACGAGTAGCCCAGCAGAAGCAAGCGCTTTCAGCCCTACAGAACCTACAGAACAATACGATGA